CAGGGCGTTCTTCCTTTGGAGTGGCTTCTTCTTCTGAAGAAGTGTCCTGTGAAACGGTAGCTGTGTCCTCTGTTTCTTCCTTTTCAACTTTACGTTTATAAGGAACAGGCTCGAGAAGAGCCTCTGTTTGAGCTTCTTGAGCTTCTTGCTCAATAGCTTCAGTTTTTTGTTCTTCCATTTTATCCTCCGTTTTGGTGCTGTTGGAAAACAGGTGGCCTAGAGTCGTTTTGGGGCTATGACTATGCAGTCATAGGTGGCCTATTCATTGGTGCTCCTAATCCTTCTGATTGTGGAGCTTCTGCTGTAGCCATTTCTGGTTGAGCAGAAACTGGTTGAGTAGTTTTTGTCATATCTGTAACAAACTCTCTCATTGAACTTTCTGGTGAATCGCCTGGGTATCTTTGCATAATTATAGATACTGGTATAACTACCACAGGCTCTTTAGGGCCTCTATCTGCTACTGCAGATATATCTACACCCTTCGCTTGTAACGCTTGTTTTACATCGTCTGTTAAATGCATATCAAGAACAGCATCTTGTGCTCCTCCTGCCATTGGAGCTTCTGCTCCCATTGGTTGCTCCATAGGAGGCTGTTGTGCTCCCATTGGATTATCCATCATTCCATTTGCCATATTTCCTCCTATTAAAATCCTTTAAATATTCCTGTTTTAGCGGCTTCTTTTAATTTACGTTCTGTATAACCTGTTGGGTCTTTATCAAAAGAACTTCCTAGTAACGCCCCTGTACCTGTAGGAACTTCTGTACCTTTATCAAGTGCTTGCTGTGCTAACTGTTTATTATACTCTCGTTCTGCTTCGCTTTTACTTTTTCCTTGTGTTTGTTGTTGCTGTTGTATAAATTGTTCTTTTCTTTCTTGTTGTTGTTGTGTATCTTCTCCTGGTACAAACCCTTCAACCTTTAATCTTGCGGCATCTGCTTCTGCTCGTGCTTTATCAGCCTCTGCCATAGCTTTTGCTATTTCAGCTTGTTCTTTATCTGATGTAGTCTTAACATCTGTTATAACTTTATTTAAAGCCGCATTACTAAAGTTTGCTACTTTAGTTCCAACATCTTCTACTTTTAAAGTACCGCCTGCTACATCTGCCATATTAGGCCCACTAAATGCAGTATCTACAGTTGATGATAAGTATTTAGGTAACACTATCTCTCCTGTTTCTCCAGTTAATCTTGTTACTGGAAAGTTATCAGATGTTATTGGTTGTCCTCCAGTTGGATAAAAATTAAATACATTTGGATTTAATTTAGAGTCAACTAAGCCTTTGTCCATTAAAAACTTAAATAATTTTTTCTTTCTTGCTTGTGTTTCACCACCTTGCCCTACTCTTGATAAAGCGGCATCAAATAATTTAGTTCCAAGCATTCTATTTAAATCAACAACTAAATTACCTTGTTCATTTTTTTTAACATAGCCCCTTGCTTGATAATTTTCTATAAGTTCTTTTGGTGTCATAGCTTCATACTCAGCATCAGTTGCTATAAAATTATCATCAGTTGTAAATCTGTTTGTGCCTGGTATTCTAACTGGGTCTCTATCTTGTCCTCCACGAACTTCATTTTGTTCTAAAAAAGGGTTTTGAAACTCTGGGTCTGGAACACATTGTTTTAAACGATTATCATATTTGTATCCTGGTGGACATGGGTCGTTTTCTGGTTCTTCTGTTTCTGGACTTTCTGGTGTTGTTGCTATTGGAAATGCAGGGTCTGGACTAGAAAATGCAGATGTATCTATGTAGTCTTGTGCTGTGTTAGTAAAAGACCATCCTGTTCCGTCAAAACTTAACCCTATATTATTTCCTTTGTATTTCATTTACGTTTAATTTGCTCCCTCATCTTCATCAGTTCCTGCAGAGAAGCTATCTTCCCCTGGAGTCGGTACACCTCCAACTCCGATGTTGCCACCGCCAACGCCTGTAAGGTCGTCTGCATCCGCTCCCGTAGGAGCTCCTCCATCACTGGCCATTGAGGACTGTTGATTATTGTTTTTATCTTGTTGATTTCCATTTGCCATTCCCATTATTTTTGCAAAGATTGCCGCTTTCTCTGGGTCGTTTATTAGTTTTTCTGGTTCTATATCAAGTGATTTTGCAATCTCTGAAAGTATAGAATGCCATCTAACAAACGGAGCCAAATTCTGATTAGATGCAACTTGTAAGAAAGTCATTAATCTTTGTGACCTTACTTCTTTTTGCATCAGTGATGTTGTACCTCTTGCTTTAACATGTAGGTCTCCTTTTATTTCTGGACTATCTGTATTAAATTGCATATTCCAAGCAAACAAAGTTTCACCTAAAGGTTTAAGTAAAAAGTCATCTATATTTTTTATAACTGTTTTTATACTAAGAGCCGCCGCTCCCATTAACATTGACATACCTGCCGCTGTTCTAGTTGTAGATTGTACCCCTGTTGTTCCATGTGAATAAGATGGAATGCCTGTTGCTTCATCTGCAAGTTGTCTAAATCTATCAAACATCATTAAGTTTTCATTTGCTGTATTAGGAAACTTAACTCCGTGTATAGCTTGGCCTGGCATACCAGACTGTCTTCTAAATATTTTACCAGGAAATACTTTCATATCTTGTCCTGGAACTAACATTGTTTCATCTACATCAAATACTAAATTACCTGCTAATGCTAAATTATCAATAGCCATTCTTGCATGGCCATTCATAATTGTTTGTGCATCATCCATATTTTCTGGAATACCTATACCAAAAAATTGATATGGGTTTATTTCATATGGGCAAACTAAATAAGGTAATCTTGTCGGTGTAAACGGATTTAATACTAATCTTATTATCTCTCCATTACATACCCAACAGTTAACTTGGACTTCATCTAAATCATCCATGTCACCTTCATCTAATTCTAAACCTGCTTCCGTTGCAAGGTCTGTATCTAGTGTTCCCCAAAATTCTAATATTTCATATCTATTTTTATCGTAGTCAGTTGTATCTTCTCTATCTTTTAGAGATGATTCATATCCACGAGCTTCATAGCTTGGCCCCATATCAAGTGCACTACGAATAGCTTCTTTTCTAAAATAAGGTCTATTCATTAAATCACGTATTTGTGAACGAGTATATACGTGTCTTTGAATTACATATTCAGCATCTTCTATTCTAGTTGCATCTGGGTCTGGATAAAAATCCCAACAACTTACAGCTTCTACTCTTGGAACTAATTTAGTTTTTGGAGAGTATGTATTCTGTCCTGTTACAGGGTCTTTTTCCCAGTTATGACTTTTTTGTTCGTAAGTAAATGGGCCTTTTAAAACTCCTGTACCAAGTAAAGCAGATTCAAATAAAGTATGTTTTAAAACATTAACAGCATTAGATTCTTCTAGTTGGTCATGAATCATTTTTTCCATATTACCAGAAGCCTCTTCCGCAGGGCTTATCTGTGGTTC